GAGGCCCGCCACTTGGCGAACACCTCGTCGAGCTCCTCGGGGTCCACGGCCTTGTCCACGATGCCGCGCACCTCGTCCTCGGACGGGATCGAGCCTGGGGCCACTTCAGCGAGGATCCGCTCGGCTCGAGCCTGATCGAACGGGAAGGCCGCGATGATGAGCTGGATCACCGTGTCCTTCGGGAGTCGCCCGCTGGCGTACTGCTCGATCAGGTTCAGCAGGCTCTGAATCTGGGCGCCGTTGAGCGACACGCTGGGATCCGCCGTGGCCTCCATGCCCTCCGCTGGCGCGGCCTCCGGCTGCGGCTCCTCGCCGTCCACGGGCTCGGCGGCGGGTGCCTCCCCGAAGACCGGGACCTGACTGACGGGCATATACGCCTGATCGACGTGCTCGAGTTCGGTGGCGTCGAGGTTCATCCCAGCGAGGTCTGCCGCCTCGCGGAAGGTGCGACCGCCCTGGGCGAAGAGTTTGAGCGCCCGCTCCACCTTCGAGTCCTCGTCCTCGCGCAGTGCGCCCACGCCGCTCGTGTCGAAGCTGACGCGGTACATCTGCTCCGGCCCCATCAGCCGCCGCACGAATTTCGTCTGCAACTCGTCGGCCAGGAAGTCGAGGAAGGGGGTCACGGTGACCTCCCAAAACGAGCGGAACGCGCTCTGGCTCGAGGCATAGTTCATGCCCTCGGTCAACCCGATAATGGGCTTCGTGACGCCGAACACGCTCATGATGGTCTCGCGGTTCCAGGCTCGCATCGCCTCGAACTCCATCTCGTGGGGCGAGAATCCGATCTCCTCGTAGGTCGTACCCTGGGGCAGCACGGCGGTCTTCCGGTGCTGGTCAGGCCGCTCGTGGGCCTCTCTCCACGCCGCCGCGATGGCGCGGCTGTCGGCATCGGTCAGGTGGCCCTCGACGCTTAGAACGCCTCCTGGGCTCCCTCCGTTGGAGAGCAGCGCCTCGTCGTAGCGGTCGAGCACGAAGTCCTTCGCCGCCGTGCGATACGCGGCCTGCATCGGCCCCATGCCCCTCAGCGGATTGTAGGGGTTCGACTGAGCGATCTGGATCACGGAGCGGTGGTCGAGCTCCACGCTCCCCGCCTTCGTCGCCATGCGCCACGCTCGAGGGAGCTGGGTCTTGTCGTCGATGATCTCCTCGAGGAGGTCCCCCCGGACGGGCCAGAGCTCGTCCGGCACGCGGATCCGGTCCTGGGGCTGGATCGGGCGGATGACCCCGTTCTCCTTCGTCATCATGATGAGGAAGGTCTCGCCGTAGAGGCTCTGGGTCTGGCTTATAGACTCGAGCCACTTGCGCTGGCTCATGAGCGCGTTCGGCATCGCGAGCAGGTCCACGAGGGGGCCGCTCTCCACGGGCTCCATCTCGCCGTCCGAGGTCTCACGCTGGACGACCAGGGGCACGCTCGAGACAGCTCGAGCGATCGCGGAGACGCAGGCGTTGACCCAAGGGTGCTGGGCGTAGGGCCGCGTCAGCGTCGCGTCCCCGGCGAGCTGCATCATGAACCGATAGCCGTATCGCCCTGCGTCGGTGTCGCTGTAGAGCTTCGACGTTTGGAATCCGGACGAGGTTCTCGCGAAGGGCGAGGTCTCGTCCTGGCGGCTGGTCTGGGCGGTGCGTTGGACGCTCACCCCCCTATTGTGGACGAGGTGCGGACCTCGAACCAGCGCGGTGTCAAGCGGATTCCCTAGATGTAGGGACGGCCCCCTTTAGGGGGTCAATGGGTCGTACTAATGGCGCGACCCAATGACCCCCATAGATTCGCCCCTACCCCGGCCCGCCGCGCCGCTTGATCGCCGCCGCCGTCATCGCTCGGTTCTCGATCGCGATCTGATCCGCGTCCACCTCAAGGGTGATCCACATCATTTCGCAGTCGAGGCACACGCGCTGCCGCTTCACGCTCCCGCCGCTGTCGATCGAGCGGGTATCTCGCACGCGGATGCGCGTGCTCGCGCACTTCGGACATTTCATTCGGTTCCTCGCTTCAGGGGACGTGCCGCCAAGTTTGGCGCGTGACGACGTAGTGGATGGCGACGTGGCTCACGCCGTACTTCTCGCCCAGGGCGGCAAGGGTCGCGCCCTTCGCGGCCTGATTCCGGATCGCGCGGACTTGGCGGGCCGTGAGGCGGGCCATCCCGTTCTTCTCGCCTTTGCGGTTCTCGAGTTTCATGCGGTCACCTCGAGGTCCATGCGAGCTCTCACGAACGCCTCCGCTTGCGGAGCGCAGAGAGCGTTTCCGTAGGCGCGGAGTCGTCCCACGCGGGAGGGAGTCCCATCAGCCAACGGGAATGTGCCGGGTTCAATCGGGCGCCATCGGGCACCGCCAGGGTCGTCGCAGAGAGCCCAGTCCGGACGATCCCATATCGACTGGATCCCGATCTTGGGATCGTGAGCCCCGCCTGCAACGCAATCGTCTGCCCGTAGCCGTTCCCGTTCCCGAGACGTTCCTTCCCCCTCCTGCGCCGCTCGAGCTCGTTCTCCACGTTCTCCCCGTAGGTGTTGGCCGCTGGAGTCGCCCACGACGCCAGGCCCGCAGGTCCCGCCAGCCGAGACTTCTTCAGCAGGTGCTCGAGGTCCAGAGCCTGCCCCGTGTCCTTGTGATCTCGCGCTGTCGGCGTCGGCCAGTTCGCGGCCCTCGCTGCATCCACCAGCGTCGTTCCGCCGTGGCTGTTGTTGTCGTAGCCCTGTCGGCGGATGTTCTTCGCGTCCCCCGCCAGCGGCGTCGGCCACGAAGTAGAGTCGCTGCCGCCTGTGCGGAGCCCCGACGCCCGCAGCGCAGGTATCAAGGCCGCTGACGGTGTAGCCCTCTCGGTCCATGTCAGATTGAACAATGTCGAACCAGCCGAGTCCGTCCTTGCTTGAAACCTGCTCGCCAAAGATCGTGCGCGGGCGTCGTGCTTGAGCGAGCCAAAGAACGGCAGGCCATGCGTGCCGCTCGTCAGAAGTCCCTGCTCGCTTGCCTGCCGTGCTGAAAGGCTGGCACGGGCAGGAGGCTGTCCAGACAGGTCGGTCGTCGGGCCAGCCTGCGGATCGCAGGGCGTGGCTCCAGACTCCGATCCCTGCGAAGAAGTGACACTGTGTGAATCCATCAAGTTCCTCAGGTGCGATGTCCCAGATCGAACGCTCGTCCACGACGCCGGGAGCGATGTGCCCCGCGTCGATCAGGTTCCGCAGCCACTGCGCTGCGAACGGGTCGATCTCGTTATAGAAGGCGGTCATCCGGTCAAGCCTTACAGATTCCGGCACGGATTCCCATCAAATAAAGAACGGAACGCGCCTCGAGCTGCCTCTTGAGAAGGAGAGGACCCACGCATCCGCGAAGTCCGGCGAGCGGCCCTCCATCCTCGAGCGGATCTTCTCCTTCGGCTCGATGCGGAGCTGCCCGTTCCCGCTGAACTCGTACTGGATCAGGTTGCACTCGCGCCAGATCGTTCGGCGGTACGCTTCGGGCACTGAGGCGAGGCCCTGGTCCAGGGCGCAGCGTGCGGCCCAGTAGAGCTCGCTCCGGCGGTTCTGCACCTTGACCTCAGAGCCGATGGTCTCCGTCCAGTCCCCCACGGGCCTCGCGCCAAAGTCCACGCCCTCCACGTTGTAGCCCTGCTCGCGGAGCCGATCGACGACACCCGCGCCTAGGCCGATCACGTCGATGTGGACGTTCTGCCAGGGCACGTCGCGCTGCTTCGCGTACTCCGCGATCCGCGCCGCCGTCTCCATCAGGTCGCGGTTCTGCCAGCTCTGGGCGTCCTCCACGCGACCGTTCCGGGTGAACACGAGCGTGTTCGAATCCCCCTGCCCTCGAGCGATGTCCGCGCCGATGTGGAGCCCCTCCACGTCCGGGTGCTCATCCGCTGCGGCCTCGAAGCTCGAGAGCGGGAAGATCAGGAAGTCCCCGCCCACCTTCGGGAACTCGCCCATGACGCGGACCTGATACTGCGCGGACTCCTCGCCCCAATACTTGCGCTGGTCGTCGATCCAAGCCCGCTCGATGAACGGCACATCGAAGGCGCTGATGCTGTGGCGGTGCCAGTTGCCGCGCTGGCTGATCTGGAAGAACTCCCCGTCCGGTCGGTTCGGGTTCCCCAGGACAAGCCAGTAGCAGCGCCCGACGTTCATGTAGCCGCGCATCGCGTTGAACACCCAGTCCTCCACCGCGCTCGCCTCGTCGATCACGGCGAGCAAGTCGCCATAGCCGTCCTCGGTGCCGCGTCCCATCAGGGCGTGATGCCCTTGGAGCGTCGTCTCGTCGTTCGTCGAGAGGCCCAGGGCGAACCACTCCGGCGAGAGGTTCCACTGCTGCGTGAGCGGCGCAGGGCCGGGGAGCTCGCGGCTCGAGGTCTCGTAGGCCGATCGGATCTTCCGCCACAGGAGCCGGACCTGCCCGCCCGTGCCCGCCGTCGTAATCACTCGAGCGTTCCTCCTCGAGGCCATGAACCACAGGATCAGCTCGCTCGCGAGCGTGCTCTTGCCCGCGCCGTTGCAGGTGTACGCGACCACCTGCCGGAAGCCCTCCGGGTTCGCGAGGTCTTCCGCGATCTCGGCCTGCTTGCTCCAGGGCTCGAAGCCGCGCACGTCGCGCATGAAGCCCACGGGGTCGTGGACGTAGTGCGCGAACGGAGCAGGGTCCGGCTTCGTCGCAAGGACGCCGAGGCGCTCGCGGAGCTTACTGCTCGCTGAGGCCCAAGGCCCCGGCGCAAACCTCTCGGTCCGTCCGGCCCAAAATCCTACGGGCTGCATCCTTGTCCACCTCCTCCTCGATGATGTCGGCCATGCGGAACATGAGCTGGATGAACTCCTCAGGGGAGATCGACCGAGCCGCCGTCATCGCCGTCTGCCAGTAGCGGTTCTGGCTCTTGTTCATCAGGTCCGCAGCGTTGCCCAGGGCCGTCAGGGCGCGGGACTCGTCCACGCCTCGGTTCGCGATCTCCTGCACCTGCCGCAGTAGCAGGACGCCCTCTCGAGGGTCCTCCCGCATCACGTCCATCGCTTCGCCCAGCCGCTTCCGGATCAGCTCGCGGAACTCTGGGCTGTCCTTCTGCTCGAGCATCTCGTTCAGGCGGGCAAGCGTAGCCTCCTGCACCGCGAGGGTCCGACGCGGATCCAGCAGCGCGGGATCGCTCACGCGGTCGCCTAAGTCCTCGTCGAGCTTCGCCAGCGCCTTGCTGTAACGGCCATGCTGGAAGGCGCCGTTCTTGATCCCCTTCGCAGCCTTGCCGCCGTGCATCGCGCAGCGACCGTTCGCCATCGACGGGCGGTCGCAGATGCCGCCCTTCCGGGTCTTCGCGCCGCACGCGGTCGTAAGCCCTAGGGCTCCATCGCGCGGACGTTGCTCGTCGTCCACGCTTCTAGCTTTGGGGCGGTCGTCCATCAGGCGAGCTCGGCCTTGCCTCCGGTCAGGTTCTCCCAGCGGCGGACGATCACGTCGCAGTAAGCCGGGCTCAACTCCATGCCGTAGCAGGACCGGCCAAGCTGTTCGGCGGCGATCAGAGTTGTGCCAGAGCCGAGGAAGAGGTCGAGGACAGAGCCTTCCGAGCCTGATCCGTGCTTGATGGCGTTAGCCACCAGCGCGACTGGCTTCATTGTTGGGTGCAGTTCGTTCTTGTTTGTTCGATCAAACTCCCAAACATCATCTTCTGAATACGGAGTGCCGAAGAAGTCACCAGAGAAGTTGCCATACACGATGGGTTCATATCGGCGGCGATATGCTCCACCACCCATGGGCGACTGGTTCTTGACCCAAATGACAATCGACTTGTACCCGATTGAATCAGAGACGGGAGTCAGCAGTTCGTGCAAGTTGCCGCTGCTGAAAGAGATGTAGTACGCCCCAGAGCAGTGCTGCCGAATGGCTGAGGCGATGGCTTGAATGAATGCTCGAAACTCCTCTGGTGTCTTTTTGTCGTTTCGCATGGCTGCGTGCAGGCCGTTGGCTGGAACGTGAGGGATCGGCTCCCCATCTTTGGTTGTGTCGCTCATCGTCCCCCGGAACGCAATGTTGTACGGCGGGTCCGTGAACACCATGTCGGCCTTACCGCCATCCATCAGGCGACTCACGTCAACCTCATTGGTCGAGTCCCCGCAGAGCAGCCGATGTCTTCCTAAGATCCAGAGGTCGCCCACCTTCGTGATCGGCTCCTCTGGCGCCTCCGGCACCTCGTCCTCGACGTCCTCGACGACCTCGCCCGCCTCATCCGCGCCTGCCGCCTTCTGGACCTCGGCCAACTCCTCCGCTGTAAATCCCGCGTCCGCCAGCGGCACGTCGGCATCGTCTAGCGCCTGGAGCGTTGCCGCCAGCACCTCGTCGTCCCACTCGGCCAGCTCGGCGGTGCGGTTGTCCGCGATGGCAAACGCCGTCATCTCTGCGCCCTCGAGGTCGGACTCGACTACAGCCACCTCGGACCAGCCGAGCTTCTTCGCCGCCTCGAGCGTGCCGTTCCCTGCCCGGACCACCCCCGAGGAGTCCACCACGATCGGCTTCTGCTGCCCGAACCTGTGAAGGCTGGCAGCGATGGCGTCGATGTTGCGCGGCGAGTGCTTCCGCGCATTGCTAGGGTCCGGGTGGATGTCGTCCACTGATCTCTTATCCGTCTTCATGTTGTCAGCCCCTCCGGAGGCTGAGGTTGCAGGTGCTCGATCGACTGGATGACACCTCGAGGGATCACGTTCACGTTGCCGAAGTGGCCCTCCCTCGAGGCGTCCATCGTCGCAGCCACCACGATGAAGTCGTCCTCCGCGCTCACGATCTGCCCCGCCGTCACCATCTCCGCAGGCCGCAGCTCGTCGATCTCCTCGCGGCTGATCCACGGCGCCTCAACGCCCACGATGTCGGTCCAGCGGACGATGACCCACAGCGGGGCGCTCATCGAAGGTTCTCCCACCATCCAATGATCCCCATCCCCACGAGGGTCAGGGCCAGAGCGCCGATTGCGACGAGGATGATCTCCATCAGAGGGGGAGGCCCGTCCTGCCGTTGATCGCGATCTCGCCGCCAGGGCAGTCGATCTCGTGCGTCACGCCCACCTGATTCCCCGCGCTGTCCGGCGCGAGCAGCACCTTGAGCTTCACTCCACGCGAGCGACAGTTGCGGAACCGAATCACCTTCGTCTTCGTGCCGTTGAGGTTGCCGTAGTCCTTGTCGATCGTGATGAACGGAAGGGCGTGCTCCCGCGCGATGAACGCGCAGTCCTCGAACACGACCTCATCCACGGAGCGGATCGACGCAATCGAGCGGTCCCCTGCCGTGAAGTCGAAGAGGCAGTTCTTCAGGAACACCTCCCGCATCATGTTCTGGCCGTCCAAGGGCGCGTTGCCCTGCGAAGGAGTCACGACGAGGCCCCCCGTGCTCCGCTTGCCATCTGAGCGCGGGACATTCCAATCACAGACGAAGCTTGAGTTCTCGATGCAAATCCAGCCGGGGAACTCGGAACTGCCAGGGCTGAAGTACGTCAGATTGAAGCTCGGGCGCGTGCCGCCTTGAGCGCAGTCCACGAAGTGCGAGTCGTTGACGAGGTGCTGAGGCTCGGCCTCATATGGCATATTGTCGGCGTCGTACTGCTGATAGGGCTCAGGGCGATGAGCCCACTGGGCGCCCTGGCTCCCGACGCGAACGAAGGTGCAGCGATCGAGTCGCGTCCCCGCGCTGTTCC